CATGGACTTCGTTTCGTATGTAGCCAATATACGACGAAACCGCCCCATTGGAGCGGTTCATGTGACGCTTTTTGAAGTGTCTAAGGGCTTCTTTTCGCGCCCTCAGTGCTTGCGGTTTAAGTTTTCGTTTCTGTTCCTTCTTGGAATGGTGTTGCCAGTTTGGAGTAGTCATGACACTAGTTTACTGAATCCCTTTACTTTATCAAATCTCATCACCTTGTCAAATTTGTCCATGATGTCATCGGTCTTATGTGAGATCACGAACACATGAGCATCCTGAATCGCATACCTAATAATTTTTGTGAAGAACTCAGTACCTGCGTCATCTAGTGAACTATCAAAGATCTCGTCTAGGATGAGAAGATTTGTACTGGCCGAGTTTCTGAGTTTGGCAATGTCCCGCCAGGTAAACAAGAGAGATAGGTCAATACGCATCTTCTCACCTTCACTAAACGATTCATAACTAAAATCTTCATGAACTGGTGACTTGATAACCTCCTTAAATTCTTCATCCAATGTGAAGTTGATGTAGAAGTCCATCATCTGTAGATACTTGTTTATCTGCTGATTCATAAGAGGCAGATACTTTTTGATGATCTTAGACTTTACTCCACCATCTTTCATCAATGAATGAGCGAACTCATAATAATTGACTTGTTCTTTTTCTGTAGACCTTTGTTTTTCGATTGTGTCAAGATCTTTTATTAAATTGTCAAGGGCTTCCCTTTCAGAATTTCTATTTTGTACTTGTTCGGTAATTTCTTGAATTTCGTTTCTAAGAGTTCTGATTTGTTTGTTAAGCCCAGTAATTTTAACATTGTTTTTTGAAATGTCATTGTTGAGTCTGTTAATCTCCGTAGAATAAGATAAAAATTGTTCGTCTTTCTCTTGTTCTACATTGATTGCATCCTCCAACTCTCGGTATCCGTCATTGAGTTCTTTGGATTTCTCCTCAATATCTACAATTTTATTTAAGCGAAATTCATTTTCAATGCTCTGGGTACAGGTAGGGCAAACCGTATTTTCTTGGAAAAACTTATGTTCGGACACTAAAGTTTGTATCTTTTGTTCTAGTTTGGCTCTGAGTTGGTTGAGTTTTTTAAGAGTTGACTTTGAATTGTTAAGTTTCTCCAACTCAGGTTGGAGTTCTGTATCAATCTTAGATAAAAGAGTCTCATTTTGATCAGTGACTTCTTCAATCTCAGTTTCTATTTCTTGAATACTATTTTCTTTCTTACCAATTCTCTCTTTACCACTTCTATCCAAATCACGGATAAAGTTCTCTTGCATCTCAATCTTTTCCTCAACCATATCCTTCTTGATTGAGTACTCACGAATGAGTTCATTGGTTTTACGCATCCTATCTTTCAGGATGTTATTCATCGTGGAGAAGATCTTGATATCCAAAAGATCCTCAACAATCTCCCGACGATTGGAAGAAGTCAACTGCATGAAGGGAACAAATGTTGCAGATCCCAAAATAACAGTCTGAGTAAATGACTTGTAGTTGAGTTTAAGAATACTTTCTTCCAGTTTCTTCTGTTGATCTGCAGCTGCGGCATCTTGATCTTGCAGTTTACCGTCAACCCAAATCTCAAAAATATTTGGTTTGATTCCACGAACTACTTTATATTCACGGTTGCCAATAGAAAACTCAATCTCAACAACACAGTCTTTTTCATTTACTGAGTTGATAAGTTGTGGTTTATTAATCTTTCGAAATGGTTTGTTATACAGAGAAAAGGTAAGAGCGTCTAGGATAGTACTCTTACCAGAACCATTTGTTCCAATAATAAGGTTTGTATTAGCGTCTTGAAAATTTACTTCAGTAAATTGATTCCCAGTGGAAAGAAAGTTTCGCCATTTAATCGTTTTGAATAAAATCATTTTTTCTTGGTGGAATCACAAAATCATCTGGAGATATAATTGTATATCTGTAATTATACTCGTGGCACGCCTTTATTGCAAGTTGTGGATCAACTTCTACAACTTCCATTTCTGGATAATCATCCGCTTCTAGAAGTCCGACAAATCTTTCTGCATCATCTTCGTCTTGGAAAAAATACAATGTTTTATCACCATGAGAATTAGCTATAGCATATGCACCGTCTTCTTCTCCATATGGTGTTATCATGTACATTGTCATTCCATTTCGCAAGCTTCCTGGTAGACTTCTCTCAAAAGTGTTTTGACCTTTTCTTTATCAAGATCAAAATCAGAGTCCTCAACATATTTATTTAAAATGGTGATCGTGTCCTCAACTTTTTCAGAATCAAACTCTACATCATCATCGTTTACTTCAAAGTTTTCAACGATTTTAATGTCCACAACGCCAGTCTTATAAATCTTGTCAACGAACTTTTCAAATTGAAGTTGGTCAGACTTCTTACGAACAATAATTTTTACAATCTTGTCTTTGTAGGGTTCTGTGTTGAATAGTTGTGGTTTCTGATCTTCATAATAAATCCGTTCAAACATCGTATAAGGATTCTGAACGAACTCTAGTTCAAAAGTCTCCGTATCAAAAAAATTAAACCCACGCTTATCATTTACATCATTCCAGAACAACTGATAAGGATTGCCGAGATAGAAAATTTTACCGTTGTTAGAACGAGTATGGTAGTGTCCAGAACAAACAATTTGAAACTTGTCAAGGACATTAGTTTCCATACCATGTTGTTGAACATTGCCAGGATAAACTGCAAATCCTTGTAGTTCCAAGTGACCAAACGCAGCCTTTGCTTTCGTTTTGGAGAGTTTATCCAATGTCTCTTCTTGATTCTCTGCAGAAATCCAGGGAATCATAAAGGTTTTCATTCCTGCAACTTCGTATTCACCAGGACTGGAGATAGGAACAATGTTGTCATACTCTCTTAAAAGGGACTCAATGGAGTTGACTTCATTGGTGTTCTTATAATATGCGTCGTGGTTTCCTACGATCTGATAAACGGTAATTCCAAGATCACGGAATTTGTCATAGACATTTTCTTTTGCCCAGTTCAGGCACCAGAAATCAATAGACTTACGGCTATCAAATGCATCACCGAGGTGAATACAATGTTTAATATTTCTCTTCTCTAGCTCTGGGAAGAAGATATCTTCATAGAACTTTTTAAAATAATCATGAAAGGTTTTACTACCTTTTCTGGCACCGTAATGGGTGTCAGTCACACATGCAACTAATGTCATTGATACATTTTTGTTTGAATAGAATCTTTAATACTATTATAGTCGGAAGAGTTGCCGTAGTCATCATCTACCGTGAACACTTCGTCATAACCAGACCTCTCAATGATTTTACTTCTGATCTCCATCTGTTTTTTCTCCTTCTGGATTCTGCGGAGAAACGCATAATGAATGATCTGCGTAAAGTAAGCAAAAGGATTCGAGGATTTCTCAGGATTAAAATTATGAATGTACTGAACGCAATTTTCGATTCCATCGCAAATCATGTCCTCACGGAACATATAGTTAACAAAGTTTGGTTTGTAAGAAAGGTGCGTAGCAATCTTCAGAAAACATTCGCCAAGATAATTAGTGATGCGAGGTTTTGGTTCACCTTTTTCTTCCGCTTCCTTAACTTTAGCCTTGTATTCGACAATTGCGTATAAAAATTCTTTATTATTTACGTAATGTTCTGATCTCTTTCGTTTTTGCATAAGTCCATAAGTCCCTTTTATCTTAAGTTGTTTAAATTATAACATTATGAACAACTCTTGACAAGACCCCCCAATATTGTGTACAATTACTCTGTGGAGTTTCAAAGATTAGCTTTCTTTAGTATCTTGGCTTTTATATAATTTTTCAAATACCTTTCTCGCTTCTGAAACTGAAGACAGGTATCCCATCTCTGGAGTTAGGGAACTTTTATCATTTTCTTTGTTTTTTTGCTTTAAAAATTTATGATACATTTCAATAGTTTCTTCATCACGAACTTCGCTAATTGTTAAAACTTTTTCCATATCAAGTAAGAATGTATCATCATCAGCAAATTTTAGCCATGGATCAAGTTTATATCCTTGCATACCAATTTGTTTCATTACTATAACTTCTATAGTAACAGGGTTATTGAGAATCAACATTGTTCTACCTTCTTCTTCGGAAGGACAAACAATAGAGAAAATTTCTTCTCCAGATACTAATTTGATTACTGCATAGAAATCTTCTTCCATCATTCTTTTAAATTTACTTGTACAAATTCATAATTAAAATTTTCTTCATTATAAATTTTTACTCTTTCAATGAGGTGATTTAAAGTGTAATTTTTTCTTGAATTTTTTGTGCAATCATCAGCAATATCATAAAGAACTGCTTGGGTTTTATTATTTCCTTTTCTCAAAACTCTTCCGATAGATTGAAGATTGCGGATTCTTGATTTGGATGGTGATGCAAATATAACGTTATGTAAGTTTTTAATATTGATACCAGTTGAGAATGTCCCATAAGATGCAACAATAATTGCATTATCTTCTCTTTCAGTGATTTCTCGGACCAATTCTCTTTCTGCAGCATCAACACCACCGTGAACATAAAAAACTTTACGTCCATCCTTTACAGAATTATTTATTGATTCGTATAATGGTTGTCCATGAGATTCAACTCTTGAGAAAAGTACAAGAGTATTTCCTTTAAGATCTATTGCAAGATTTTTTATAAAGTTATTTCTCTTTTGGTGACCAATAATAAATTGAACTTCATCTTCAAAGTTCTCAAATGATTGTGGATTATGTTTGAGAATGATAATTTTAATTTGAAGTTTTGATAAATGACCTTTATCAATTAGTTCTTTGGTTTGAGTGACTTTGTATGATGGGCCAAACAATCCTTCCAGAACCCATTTGTGAGTTTGAGTTCCATCGAGAGTTCCAGTAAATCCATAACGATACTTTGCATCTGCAAGTTTAGTCATGATACTGACCAGAGACTTTGACTTGAACTGGTGTGCTTCGTCTCCAATGACTACATCAAACGCATCGTAGAATCCCCTAGGCAGTTTGTAGATGGACTGCCAGGTGGTAATGACTACAGGGAACTCATTCGTCTTCTCACGACCACTGTAGATGCGGTGGCAGAAGTCCTCAGCGTTCCATCCATAGTCCTGAAAGTCTTTGAACATTTGTTCAACCAGAGACGTTGTGGGAACGACTAGAAGGATCTTCTTATCTCTTTCTGCAAAATATCTAACTACAGAATAAATCATCAGTGATTTGCCTGATGCAGTTGGTGAGATTAAAAGTTTGCGATTATATCTCAGAGCATCGTAGACTGCATCAACTTGATAATCTCTTGGTTTATGTTTAGAGATTCGAGTCATGTAATCCTTGACTCCTTCATAAGAGATCATCTCATTCTCTTCTAGAGGAGTTCCATAGAACTTATTGTTTTTGAATTCTACGTTATAGTCCCATTTCTTTGCCCATGAAACTACCTTATCAAGAAGACCTACGTAGATTTCTCCAGTATGTGTTGAGAAAAGACGAATCTTCCCATCCCAATACTTACTTCTGTACTGAGGCATAAATTTTGCCCCTGGTACATCAAAAGTAAAATGTTCGGATAGTTCCTGAAAGATATGCGGTTCGGCTTCGATCTTCAGAAAGACTTCGTTCTTTTTCGCAATTACAATATCAGTCATAACCTCTAATAAATTTCTGCCACTCAATGGCATTTTTCAGTTGGTATGTTCTATTTAAGATAGTTTTGATGATGCTATCCAAATAGTTCAACATCATTTGATAGTATTCGATTTTAGTAATACACTTGATTAGATCTTCGTCTGCATCAAGCCATTTGTCCAAATCGTTCTTTAGTACTTTATGATCAAATGGTTTTTCAACATATACATCAGGTTCTGCTTTACCTGTGTAATATTGCCATTTTTCTTTTTTTAAAATCTTATATTTGTTTTCCTGAGCTTTCTTCAGAGTCAGGATATTGTTGAATAACTTATAATATTTTGCATGAAGACTTGGAATCTTTGTGGATTCCGTGTGGAGATTATCTTCATCAATTTTTGAGTCTTCTTCCCAAAGTTTTTGAATTTCATCCAGGTTCATAGTTAAAGATTTTATAAAGAACATACTTAAAAGTTACTGACGCTGTTGCGTACTGAACATCAGTTTGAGTTGCATCAAACTCAATATCAGATAAAGATACTGGAAACATTCCCTGAAATTTTACTAAAGTTGATGGTTGAAAATTACTGTTAAAAATAATCAGTGTACCATCAGAAACATTCGGATCTTGATTTGGATTATTTGGATCACTCAACATCCAATCCATGTATTCATAAACACTTTCTGGATATCCAAGACCTCTCATCCAATTCTGAATGATCGTATAGTTTTCTAGATTTTCATCAATGTTAAAACGAAGATTAAAATCATCGAAGACTAACTTATCACCAGGAATTGGAATATCCTTCAGATAAGTTGGTTGGATAGCAGCTCCAAGATTGATTCCTGGAATATTTGCAGATTGCGAAAAGAAATCAACTTTCGGAGCTCTGACTAAAGAGAATTTAAATCCAGAGGTAGAAAGAAAGTTTCTATTCGAAATTTGTTTATCAAAAGCATTCATTAGATCATTCTGAGATGATTAGATTAAACCAGGACTCGCTCATTCCATTGATGATTGAATCTGCAGATTCTTTATCTTCTGCATATCCTTCAGAAATAAGATGATCAACTACTTTTTCGTAGTTCTCATGAATTGCTTTTGCTTGTTTCGGTGTTGGTTTCATTTCTTAAAAATTAACCTGATAACTTATTTAGACAATAAAAAAGGGTCCCGAAGGACCCTCTGTGACTGAAGAGTTGTGAAATGGATCACATGAGGTTGGAAACCTTGACTCTTCTGTAGTAACGGTTTGCGTTGAGGCGTAGTCTGCCAAGACCCTGATCGGTTCCTTCTGCAAATGGGTTTGCAACGATACCGTAACGAGTCTTGAAGCCGATCTTAGGCTGGAAGGTGTCCTGACCGACGGCACGAACCATCTGGAGAGGTACATATGGGCAATAGAAGAGACCTGCGTCATATGCGCTGGAACCCTTATAACCAACAACGTAGTACTGGTTGGATCCGTCTCCACCACCGTTGAAACCACCAGCATAAGGATCGATATATACACGATACTTACCTTGGAGAACACCAGCGAAGGTGTTGCCAGTGTCATCAACGTTGAGGTTAGCGTTGAGTGCAGGGGTGTAATCAAGTACACCAGCCATGGTTAGAGCGGAAGCAACGTCTGCGGAGCAGATGATGGTGTTGCCCTTTCCTCTACGAGTTCTTTGTGCGATTGCGTTAGCGTCACGCTCGATTTGGAAGAGAAGACCTTTGAACTTCTCAACCGACCATCTACCGTTGGAGTCAACGTCGAGGTCAAATACACCCTGAGTTGCGGTGTTTGCAGTAGCGCCTTGCTCAGCAACCTTATAGATGGTTCTGATGACTTCTCTGTTGATCTCAGCGAGGATCTCAGTTGAGAGAAGATTAGCAAGTTCTGCTTCTGCGTTTAGACCGTGGATAGCCTTGAGGTCTTGAGCGAGCTCTAGGGAGTACTCAGCCTTGAGGGCACGTGACTTAGCGGTAACGGTGACCTTCTCGATCGAGAATGCCATCTCATTGAAGTAGTTACCAGATCCATCTCCGAGTGCTTCAGCAGCACCAGTTTCCATACCCTGACCAACGTTATATGGTGAAGGGTTGGTGGTAGCGGTTCCAACTGGGTTTAGTGCGGAAGGATTGCTACCAGACTGAGCGGTAGTACCAAAACCGACTAGGCCATCAGAGAATCCACCTTCGAGTGAACGTCCGCTGTTCTGACCAGAGAATGCTGAATCTACTTCATCGAAGAAGGTTTCAGCACCAGACTGGTTCTGATAACGGGAACGCATTGCGAAGATAAGTCCAGTAGGACCAGACATTGGCTGAACGCCGCAAATGTCATATGCAATGAGGTTAGGCATTGCACGGCGGATGAGGCTGATTAGAACAGGGTCGAAACCTGCAACTGGACCAGCAGCATCAGCACCACCACCGAAACCACCGGTTCCAGCAGAGTTGGTTGGGGAAGCTTCGCCAAGGAACTGAGCAGACTCACGGAGTTCTTTCTCTTGGTTCTCTAGAAGTTGTGCAGTTACTGCACGTCTGTGGGAATCTTTGATATTGTCTAGACCGTCGAAGTCTAGAACTGGAGCCCACTTCTCCATTAAATGTTGTGAATTAATTGCGTCCATTTTAGTTTGATACCTCGTTTTAAGTGTTGTTAAACTGCGGTTTGAGTATTATCTAGAAATCACTTTTTAGCAACGTTGGAAAGAGCTCTTAGATAAGCATCCATAGAACGTGAATGAGTCACTTCTTGGAAATTAGCTTCTTCTTTTAGATTTTCCGTTTCGTCAGCAGGAGCACCAGCGTGTTCTTGGAAATAAGAATTTCTAAGAATTACTAGTTTCTCACGATAGTTCTCTTCACTCTCAAACTCAACACTTTCTGCGAGGGCCGCAAACTTATCCTTTTGGGACATTGCAAGACCTTCAGAAACTTCACCGAAAATTCTGTCAGCAGCACTTTCGGAGAGCTTACCATTGAGTACAATATTGCGCTCAATTTGCTCGTTGAGTTTCGTCTCCATATCATCTAGTTTCTGTACCATGCTCTCTAGTACATCATATTTTTCTTCAGGCATTGATACATAATGTTCTTCAAAGAGAGTCTTCATGCCATCCATGAAGGACTCAGTAATTTCAGTTTTGAGCCCACCCTCAATAGCGAGAGCATTCTCTTCTAACCACTCGGATGCAACATACTCTAGGTATGAGTCAACACGCTCGGTTAGTTCTAGTTTAATCTCTTCAATCTCTTCGGAAAGAGCAGCAGCATAGTGCTCTTCTAAAACAGATTGAATCTCTTGAGTTTTAGCGTGAAGGGCAGCTTCAAATACTAGCTTTGCCTTCTCTCTAAACTCTTCGGAGAGTTCCTCTCCAGAAAGGAGAGCATTTACGTCTTCATCGATAAGGGAATCTACGTCTTCCTCTTCCGAAATCTCTTCAGCTTCTACTTCTTCCTCTTCTGCAACAATCTCTTGATCTTCTTCTACTTCAGTCTCAAATTCTTCAGGAACTTTGACTGGAGTTGCAGAAGTTTCAGCAGCTTGTGCTGCAGCAGCTTTAGCATTTACAACATCCTTAACTTGCTTAAGGGTTGCACCAGGAGTCTTCAGCATATTGCTGTTATCATCTGGCTTGCTATTTTCTGGGGTAGGGCCTCCAAGATCTTCCCAAGCACCAGTTTGACCTGGAGTTGCAACTGGAGTTGCACTTTTTTCTGGGGAAGCAGCTGCAGACGCATTAGCATTTACAGCGGTTTTGGATTGTGAAGTGCCGCTTCCGGAACCACCGCCCTGACCGGGGGTAGCCACCGATTCCATTTCTTGTAAATTGTTACCACGGGACATTTGTACTCTCCGATTACCTTTTTATAATCTGTATTTATTTATAATTTATAGATTTGATAAAAACTCGTTGAATAAATTCAACTTATGTTCATCAAGTCTTCTTTGATCTACAAGTGTATTAATTTTCTTGTAAGTTTTCTCTGCGAGTTGCTCACGAAGGATTCCACCTTCCCAAACCCACTCTTTTCCTTCCATGATTCCTGAAACAAAAGCATCAGGAGCAGAAGGATCAGCGACGATATCAGCAGCAGTAGCTAACATGAAATCTTCACCGACAACTTTGTGTCCTTCGCTGGTTGTTTGGAGTGAACCAACACCACGAGAAGAAACACCAAGCATTACACCCTCATCTAAAAGTGAAGATGCAATCTTACCCATTGGGGTATTGAGAATTTGTGCTTTACCTTTGAAGTTATTTCCCTCTTGAACAAGAGAAGTAATTTTGTGTGAAACACGGTCAAGATTTACAGTAGGGCCATCGGGGTGACCGAGTTCACCAAGAGCACGACCTTTTGCAACGAAATTTTCGTTATAACGACCTACTTCTCTTGCAAGAGTTGAAATGGGATACATTCTCCCATTACGGTTCTTGATTTCACCTTGAAGAAATACACCTTCAATGTACAACTTCTTATTGGCACCTTTGCCTTCGGTGATAATTTTTACGTTTGTTACTTCTTCGGTAATTAGTTTCATGGTTCTTAGTTAGTGAATCCTACTTTGTTAGCTTTAACTGCACCATCTGCCCAGATGACATAATTCGCTTCTTTTTCAAGAAACTCAGTAGTTCCATCAGGCATTGTAAAGAATGTGGAACTGGCAGCTCCCACTGTTTCACTAACGGCAATGACTCTAGCTGCACCAGAAGTGTTGGAGAGTCTTACGCAAGTTGCGGTACTAATACTAGTAGCAGCTCCTGCTGAAGTTCCTACCGTCTCTTCGGTAGCGATAATTCTAGTTCTTTGCATTGGTATAATAAAGTCCTATAATAGTTATTTATTATTCTGCGTCTTCTTCGTAGTCTTCAGACTCATCTTCATAAGAAACTTCATCATCAGTTTCTACCTCAGATTCTGGTTCTCCGAAAATTGAAGCAGCAACAACTGGTCTAATAATGTCAATATTTTCTGCGGATTTTTGCATCAAAATATCTTTAATTTTATCGCTAATATCTGCAGGAGATTCGTTAGAAATCATCATATCAATAAGATCATCCATGGTTTTGAATTCAGTGTTTACTTAAGGATATTTATCTCCATAATAATCAAGAGAAATGTCCACACAAGAATTGCAAGATATTATTGTCTTTCTCACATCATTTTTCATATCCGGCGATCTATGAATTATGAAACTTGGAAACGACAATACATCTCCCTCTTCAACTTCAATATCTAATACTTCATTTGTAAGGGGATCTATAAATTGTAGAAATGGAGCTCCTTCTTGCATTTCTACGTAGTATACATTCGTCCATTGGCAATACTGATGTACATGCCATTTGTGACCACTGCCTTTAGTATATTGTTGAAACCATAAATTATGAATTTGTATTTCTGCAAAGCCTAGAGAAGAATAAACTTCTTTTAGATGATCGACTAAATTGGGAAATATTAGATGTTGATATGGTCTAAAAATTTCTTGTGGAATATTCCAGTCTGATTTTGTAATGATATTTGTCTCATAATCAACTGAAGGATACTCTTGTCGATCAATTGCTTCTAAAATTTTGTCTTTTATTCTTTCGTGATCAACAAATTTTGATTTAAGTATAGGACATGATGTAAATGATTTTTCAATGATCATAATTATATCCTACCTCCTCTAGGCATTTTTGGTTTAGGCATTTCTTCTGTTGGTTGCATCTCTGCAGCAGAAGCATCGATTTCTGGATTCATTGGAAGTTCTCCCATTACAGGTTGTTCTGCTGGTGGTGGCTCCTCTCCAACTGGTAGACCTGTATTTGGATCAATGTCGGGTGGAATAATTCCAGATTCTTTTTCTGCAACTATTTGTTGATCAATTTCAACAATTTCTGCATCAGTTTGTTTTAGAATATTTCTTCTTATGTAATCAACAGAATAATATTTTCCAACATAAGGTTCTGCAGCAGCAAGAACTCCCAATCTATTCTGAATTAGTTCTGCTTCTTTGAGTTCTGCAAAGTGGTTGTCATATACAAAGTCAAATTGGATATGATCGGAAAGAACTTTCCAATCTTCTGGTGTAACAATGTTTTTTAGAATAAGTTGAGTCTTCAACATATCCATGAATAGTTGGGAGAATCTTTTTCTCATTCTTCCAACAAACTTGGTAAACTTGATTTCGTCTCTTAGGATTTCTGAAGAACGACCAAGATTGAAACCACCTTCTCCACCTAAGCGAGACTCTGGGACACCGAGAGCTCTGAAAAGTTTTTTCTGGAAATAGTTGACATCAGTAAGTTCACCAAGATTTTGTCCACCAGGTAAAGTAGTAATTTCAGTACCACGTCCACCTTCTCTTCTTGGAAGCCAAAAATCTTCCAACATCGACATCATTTTTTTGTCATCACGAATTTCACCAGTGTTTGCATCGTAAACCAACTTATTACGATAACGAGTCATGACATCACGGAGATACTGTTCCGCTTTGATCTTTGGAAGATTACCTACATCAATATAGAAAATTCTTCTTTCTGGAGCTCTTGAAAGTCTGTAGATTACTAGAGAGTCCTCAATCATTCTAAGTTGATTGAGTGCTTTGATTGCTTTGTGGAGGTAAGAAAGAACACACTGTTTATTTCTATCTACCAAACCAGAGTGAACATAAGTGATTGCATCTTTTGAAATTCGTGCAGCACCACCAAGTCCAGTTTTAAACTGGGAGGTATTCATTGTACTGCCTCTGGTATTTGGATTATATTCGTAAAACTCTTCTACTTCTGGAGTCGCTAAATTACCAATACCCTTTCCCTGTCCACCAACCATAAATGTTGGGTTTAAAACTTGTTTAGAATCTTTTTTAATTTTCCTAACAAGTTTGATCTTCATTGGATCAATGTATCTTACTTCTTTGATGCCTTCTTGTGGTTTTTCTAAGTCAATAACTTTATGATAATAGATTCTTCCATCCACATACCAATTTCTCATGATTTCATGACATCTTTTGTCAAAATCCAAAACTTCTTTAATATACTTAAATTCTTTTCTGATTAACTCTTTAAGTTTATCTGAAGCTGGAACATTTTGTAGATCTATCTGAACTGGAGAGTCGTTTTGGTCTGAAACAATCGCTTCATTAATAATGTCTTCAATAGCTCCATCAACTTCTGGATGAAGAGCCATTTCACGATATCTTTTAATTAAATCATACTCAGACTTATATACGCCCTCAATATCAACATATTGCCCATAAAATCCACTAGACACGTAAAAATCCGAAGAATCTTCTTGATTCTCCGGAATAGGAGAGACGATAGATTTTTTAGATCCATCGTCCCCCGAGTCTTGGATTTTAAAACCAAATAATTTAGGCATTACTCAAGTGTTAACTCTATTTGTACTATTTATAGAGGGTTTGTAACTTGAGGATCTGTGCCTAGTTGGGTATTACCAGAAGCATCAAGAGCATCCCACCACTGAACTTGAAGATCTACTGTAAATTCTTCGATAGAATCTGCAGAATCATATGAAAGATCGATTGCACTGACTGCGGTTGGGAAGATTCCATAGAACTTATATGCCTTAAGGACAGGCATTGCATCACCTGGTTGGGTGACAGTTGGGCTCGTTGGATTTGACTGTGCAGATGCAAGTGAAGATCTTCCGAACTGTTTTACATATGCATCTCTTTGATACTGAGCTGGGTTGATCAAACCAGAGTTGTCATCATGCTTGTTGATAGCATTCATCCATTTCTCAAAAGCGGTTCTGATTGAGAAATCCACATCATTGATGACGGTGATTGTCCAAACATCAAATGTTCTATCACCGGCAATCTTTAGAGTACGACCTCTGAAAGGAACCTCAATAACACCAACATTGGATGCTGGTAGATTTGCAGTTTTAATCATAAATCTAGAAAGTTCACTTACCGATCTTGTTTGATCGGCAGTTTCATTTGTGGTACTCTCAGTAGCAAAAGCTGGGAAAGCTAGTTCAACTTCAAAGAGATTGGGACGAGCTGCTCCACCAATTAATCTTGCTTTAAAATCTTCTAAAGTTCTGGAGCTGAAACTAGGAGTATTTGAAAATGACATTTGACTTTACCTCGGTAGGGATTGATGTTTTAAAGAAAATTAAACGGTTCCAACAACCTCTTCGAAGCTAATTCCAGTTCTATTAGCAACGAAAGTTAGACCGATGAAGTTGATCGACCTTGCAGGTTTGACAAAAATATCAGCCCTAAATTGATTTCCGTCAATAACATCTGGAGTGTTATTTGACTCGTCGCAAACAACGAGGAAATCGGTAATTCCTCTCTTTGCCTTAACATCGCGGAGATATGGTTCAACGATATTTACAAAGTTTGATCTTGTAATAACATCATTAAATTCAAAGAGTTGTGCTCTTGCAGCTCTAGAAATTGTATCTTCGATAGTTAAGAACAAACGACGAACGTTGATTCTATCGAAAGCACTTGCCTGAGAAAGACCAGTCTTATCACCGAATAGAATGATTCCTGCTCCAGGTGAGAAAATAACTGGGTTAATTCTCCTAGGATAAAGAAGATCTCTCTGTGGTTGAGATGGATTATATGCAAGTTTAACAGCGTTATTAATAACTCCTCTTGAAGCACCTGCAGGTGAGAACCATGGGAAGTTATTAATTGATGTTCTTGCCATTAGACCAGCAATGTCTCCATTCAAAGCAACATATCTAAACTCATTGTTGAATCTGTCGAACATGTACTTATAACCAGTATCAAATACTGCATAAGATGATGATGATACAGAATCGAAGAAATTGATGATATTATTGGTTTGAGTATCACTATTTGAAATATTGAGAACTGAAGATCTTGGTGGAGAAATGGTTGCAATGCAATCTTTTCTTGCCTCGGCAAGATCAATTAGTCTATTAGCTTTTGCTTGAGCTTCAAATGTAGTGCTTCCTCCAGCAGGTCCACCAATTAAGAAGTTGACATTATATTCTGCTGGATTTCTGAAGATTTCATATCCACTTAGAACATCCGCCAAAGTAACTGCCATTCCACCAGATGCGGAAGAATAGTCGTAACCAGTGCTGAGTGAATATGTTCTAGCTCCTGAAGATCCGAAGTTAACTCCGTTTACTTCCTGTCCCCAAGAAATCGTTCCACCACTCTGTTGAACCCAACCTTCAATAGTAGTGAATGCATTTCCTGTTACGGAAGGTCCTGTTCCAGCAAAAATGTAAGCAGATACATTTGAAAGGTAATTCTTATAGTAAATGGCCTCAGCTGGAGAAATCTTGGCATCAGATCCTTTACTTAGATTTGCGAACTTCTCTAGAATATTTCCAGAAATTCCACTTACCGATCCCTTATCATCAACAACTACGACGTGTATTTCATCGTTAGATCCGCCTCTTTCTTTTGCATACAAAGAGGTTCCTGGTTTTGGAGCAATAGACTTCCAATAAACTACACTATTATCGAGTCCTAAAGTCTGTTGATCATACCAATCAATAACAGTATTATATGATCTTGTTAATAGTCCCTCACCTCTATCAAGAGTACCATCGAAAGCATTTCTTGTATATCTAAAGACAATTGATGTTCCTGCAAAAGAAACTGGTGATGCTTGATCAAGTAAAATCGAATCTGTACCCAGTCCAGCAATTCTAGCTGTTAATGCTCCGTTTAATGTTTCAACTAAATCACCAACAAGAAGAGATCCATCACTCAAACTAGCTACAAAATTAGGATCTGTTGAAGTTAATATAGTAGATCCAACACCGATACTAGCATTATCTTCCAGTCTTGCTTTTTCAAGAGATGTTGCAGTACCAACATTATCAAATATCTGCCAATATTGACCAGCGCCACCGAGAATTCTACCAAGTCCAGAAGAACTATATGTTGTTACTGAAGCTCCAACTACGCCACCTATCGGATGTAAACTTACAATCTTAACATCAATGTCATTCTTGTTGACTTGAGTTACGATACCTTTGACAAATCCTTCAAAATTCTCTACTGTTCCACCACTAGTTGCATAACTAGTTGAAATTCCACAGGTAATTGCATATCCTGCTTGAATTCCAAATGTTCCGATTGCAATTCTTTGATCTGCAGCAGCATCAATGGTGCAAACTTTCAGTCCATTTGCCCATGATCCTGGATCTTTGGCAGCGTATAACCAGTCGGTATCATTTGCACGATTATTAACGTAATCTTCTTGATTCTTAATTTTTAAAGAAATTGGAGTAGATACTGGAGCATTAGCATTTTTTAAACTAGATGAATCAGCTCTAACTACTCTCATTACTCCACCATATGAGAGATAGGATGATGCTGACATCCAATACTCATATTGACCATCACTGCTTGATGGTTTACCGAATGTATCCACCAAATCTTTTTCCGTTTCTACCAAAACGGGAACTTCTACTGGACCCTTTACGAATGGTCCGACAAGGGCACCGATTTGATCATTTACTGCATCGATTCTACCTACAGTAAGATCAACCTCCCTAACCTTTATTCCAGGTGATACTAAATTTAGCGACATGTCTTTCCCTCTAAAGAGTTTCAGTTTGACTACAAATATTTATTATTTGCTTACTTTATAATGGGGAAACCGCCAATGAACACCCTACCAGTCAGGATATTCCCATCTATCAAATATTCTATTTGTCATCCTACCAGCAGTTACCCTAATTATCGTACAGACCTTACATTCATATGAATATGCTGATGGTATAGTTCCCCTATCCTTTCTTGTCAAATAAAATCCATCTAAAAGATCTTTGACTTGTCCACAAGTTCTGCACTTCCTTTCAGTGAGAAACAAGTGTTCTAATTCAAATTGGCCATCTATATCCATTATCTATAATCCCACATATACTGCATATCACCATATTCATCGACGTGCCAACGATCACCAGATTCATCTATAAAACTTTCTCCACTTTCTAAACCATCTGTAATGAATCCGAAAGGAGCCATGTCCTGTTCAATCTGATTCTTTTGTTCCTCATATATTCTTTTACGAACATCATTGTCCGTCATCTCTTTAAAGTATGGTTGCATTACCAACCAAGAGAATATAACCAAGCACATTGCAAGGTCATCATTACAACCATCTTCAGCCTCAAAAGAATTTGCTTTCTGGATAAATGTTGTCAATTCACTAATGATATCATAGTCTTTGATTATTAGTTTGTCATCTTCAAGTAATGTCTTAAGATTCATGCAACCGACTTTTTTTACCGTCTTAGACATCTTAACTCCCATCTGAGATTTCTTTCCAGAAAATCCCTGACCAACTAATTGTCCTGCACGGCCTCTCATAGTACACATGAGTACATTGTCATACTCTAAATCCATATGAAGAATTTGTCCTACTTGTTCTCCAATATCATTAACTTCTACCAAAACGTATGCTTTATTGTATGCAGTCGCAAGGTCTTTAATAATACTCGGGAAGAGCATTGGTTTTATCTGATTATTCCTATACTTTGCAACTAAACGATATGGAAATGTTGTTGTATCGCAAATAGTGAATGCCGAATAGTCTTTTTCAACTCCACGAGCAACGTCTACAGTGAGTACATAGTTATGATCTTTTTGGGGTTCTTCATAGATATCTAAACCAGCATTACGTTTAATTGGATCTTCATAAACCATTGAACGTAACTTTGGCGCAGATATAAGAGTATCAACTGATCCTAGGAATTCGCACTCAAACTCAACCTTGAACTGTTGTTCGGATGTGTTTGCGATGGTCTGCGCTTTCCACTGAGCATCTCTACCAGGAACTTCAGACCAATGAACATCAGTAGGAACATATTCATTCTTTCCCCTCTCCGCATCATGCCACATGCGGTAGAAGTGATTCATACCCTTGGGGGTAGAAACGATTAAGACCTTCGTGCTTTTACCTGACGAAATAGTAGGATATACAGAGGCAAAGAAGTCATCAGCAATGTGGTTCGGGATGAATGCGAATTCGTCCAGAAAGATGACATTGTACGATCCGCCACGGACAGCAGATGCAGAAGTAGACGCGGCGATAATCTTTGAACCATTTTCTAATTCTAGAGAACGTTTATTCCATGATACAATACCTTGTTGCATCCACTTTGGCAGTTTCTCGTATGCAAATTGTAATCTACTGAGAAGATCCTGTGCAGTTGATGCTTTGTTCGCTAGAATAGCTATATTAACATTGTCGTTAAACACCGCATAATGTAACAAATATGAAACACAAGTAGTGGATTTACCTGTCTGACGAGGCATCCTACAGATATTGAATCTATTTTCGTGGAAATTGTTAATTAACTTCTCTTGGAATGGGTACATGTCAAAAGACACTTCACCATAATCAAGAGATACGATTTTGATATAGTTACGTGCAAAATACACAGGATTCTGTTTGCACTTGATAAACTCAAGTACCTGTTCCTGCGTGAATTCTACGGCTACATTAGCCTTCTTAAGATTGGGATTACCAAGATATACCTGTTCACTCATAAAATCACATTCTTGCTAAATCTGCAACTACCTCTTGTTGTTTGAGATATAATTTTAAATAGGCCTTTGCAAAATTAATTGCTTGATCTCTATCCATCTTATCTATGTCCCTTGCCTGTTGTTCATAGACTAACATTTTATTAATATCAGAGAGTTCAATATCAGAAGGGTTCATTTGGATTACCTTTGAATAACTACGATTGGTTGTGATGGGTCAGATGGACTTGGATAGTAATGAGTTAAGACTCCACCTGGATAAAACTTTTGAATTTCTGCATTTACTTCTTCTCTTGATGGTCTCTTAGGTCCGGAGAAGAAGAGTTGTAGACGATAAGTTTTACCTCTCCACATCAACATTATACTGAAAACATTACCAGTTGATTGTAACCTTTGATAATCTTCCGTTTTCAATTGTCCAGGGTAGATCACTTGATCTGCAAGTGGAAGTGAAATTCCCCCACCAAGTCTCTTCAATGCAGCTTGAGCTGCATCTTTCTCTCCTCCAGTTGCACCTTTAGATAGGTTACGAATTTTACCCATCTTCTGTGCCTTTTTGTGTCCTCCACCAATCTCAAAACTTGGACCTTCTGAAAGACCTTTCATGGGTTCTGGTTTTACGATATCAATAGTCTCATACTCGGTTGCTTTGAAGTCATCTCTCCAATTGGAGAACTCATAACCTTCTTTCTGAGTCTTGTTACCCCAGTTCTTTGCACCAACTTTACGGCACTTAACTAATGCACCAGAAGCATATGCAGAA